TGTCGTCTTCGCGGCTCGCGAAAGACATTTGCCCAGTCGGCACAATGCGTGCGCCGTTAGCCCAAACACCGCCGTGCGAGTTTTGTGCTTGGAACTTAACTGTAAGGTCTACATCTGCCCAACCACCTTGCCATGATGACCAGTCGTGGTTGCCATCTTCAAGAACACACACTTCCGTGTCACCACTAGAAGGCTGAGAACGGCGAGCGTTATACCAAAGCGATATAGTCGCGTAGTCTGCGGAATCGCTAGCTCCAACAATCTTAGTGACGGTTGCCATTACTCAGACCACGTCCCTTGTTCTTGTTCGATCGCTTGCACTAAACCAGCACTCCAGTCAGGCGCAAACCCTAACGCAGCCAACAACTCTTCAGTCGTGATAGATGCACGACCTGTTGCTGCTAGGCTTGCTTGGGCAGTAGTAGGCAAGCGGCTGTCTGTTACCGCAAAGTAGTCGTAAGCTTTGCTAATGTCGGACGCGGTCAACATTGCGCCACAAATTGACTGACGAACAGTTGCAGGATCATCGTCTAAATCCAAGATGCACCAGCCTTCGTTGGTTACTGGGCCATCCCAGCTAGCCCCACTGACAATAGCTTTGCCAGCATGGACACCGTCTTGCAGCGCGGCACAAACAACGCCGTCAGGAGTATGTGTAACTAGTTGAGTTGGCATCACGCGAGTGTGAAGATTCCTGCATCGTTCATTGTGATCGTCAATGTATTACCGGTTGTGGTGGTCACGTCGGCTGGCGAGGAATCCAGCAAGCAGTAGCACAGAAACTTGCCGCTGTTTTCATAGATGGCTGCATAGCGTGCGATAATCGACCCTCCGCTCGCCGTCCATACAATCGACACGGAATTATCAACCTTTACAGTAGTCGAGCCGCTTAAAGCCAACTGGTTGATGGTGATCCCGCCTCGCGTGTAACCGTAGGCTGTAGCCACCTCGTTTGTTGTGGTGTATGTCGTTGCTGCTGCTGCCGACCAACTAGATGTGTATAGAGCAATCTTGAACGTGTCTGAGTCCAAGTCAAAAGAGCCATCAAGAAGAGATGTTCTTGAGGCGTTAGTAAAAGTCCAAGATCCAGCAGCCATAAGTATTAGGTAGTGTTAACTGTGAAAGTAGCGACCTCATTCATAGTCCCGCTACCAGTTCGTTTGTGAAGTCGAAGAGTCCAGTTTGATGGCGCACTTGATGCCAACCATGACACTGCGACGTTTGTAGCCCTCATGCTTGCAGCAACAGGAACACCAATGTCCCCCGGCTCTAGAGTGACACCCGTGCCTGTCTTCAAGTCGATGGTTGTCGCAGTGCCGCTAGCATTTGTGCCTGTCAATACAACCGAACAGACCTCAGCACCTATGTAGTCGCGAGAGTCTAGATCGGTGGTCTTGGCAAGTAGACCAACAATGAAGTCAGAGATCGTTGTCTTTGAAAACGTGTCAGTGTTGGTGCCATACAGCAGTTGGTTTGCTGCGATGCCATTGCTAGAGATGCTTGTCAAAGCGTCGTCAAGCTTTTGGGCATCTAACAGCGTTCGCTGATCGCTAGGATCAGATGCTTGGATCAAGTCTAAGCCAATGTCGCTAGCTCTGATTTCATCCTTTCGGATCTTGACTAGCTCAACTGGATTGGGAGGCCGCTTTGCGCCAGACCTGCTGCGGTCAGGCTTACCCCTTCGGGGGTTGTCGCCTGCCTTGCGATCAGGGATGCTGCGAGATGCACCTGTCCGGCTGCGGTCTGGCTGGCCTTGGCGTTCTCGTGTAGGTCTCATTAGACAGATGCTACAAACACTTCGAGGTCGCAAGGGGCGGTGTTGGCCAAGGCGGTGACATCCACCAAGTCTTCAAGCGCAACAGTTAGCGCAGACGTGTTCGCGTCCATCGTGTCAACCGCACCACCAGCCATGTCGCACGGGTAGATGAACGAGTTCTTGGCATCAAGCTTCATTGCAAACTCGTGGTTGCCCTCGCTCTTGAACGTAAGCGTGACAAAGTTTGTGTCGTCCTTATTGGTGATGCGGATGTAGCGAACAGATGACTCGGTAAACAAACCTGCGACGTAAGACTTGGACAGGTCGGTCTGGATCGTTGCGCCCATNGCAAGCAAGCCGGTCTCTGCATCGGGGATCGTGACGATCCGCTTTACAACTTCATTCACGCTTGCCACAGTNAATGAGTTGTTTGACCCTTGGTCATAACCGTTGAGGGTCACAGACTCCGTGATAGTGACGGTCAATGTCGCCGCCGTGATTGTTGATGTCATATTAGAGAACCTCCTCTGCCCCAGGCTCTACGCCTGATGTCAATGCGTCTGCTACCGGGTTTCGCTCATCGGTCTTGACTGACCCCATGTCTTTCGCAGCCGACGCTTGATCCTTGCTCAATGCAGCCTGCGCTTGCGCTGCTTCAGCTTGCGCCCTTGCCTTCCTAAGAGCATTCACATCCGCTTCCGGCACAATCAAGTCCGTGTCAATACCAAGCATCATGCTGTATTGATCCGTCCACTTATCAAAGTTGACCTTGTCTAAGACATCAGGACGAATCTGCGATATCTGCATCACGTTGCCCATGAACCGGTCAACACTGTTGCTACCCACCGCACGCTGCGCTTGTGCCAGTATTGACACGAACTCGATTGTGAGATCCTGACCGGCCAACTCATCTGGTGGCGGCGGCAGCATCCCTGCTTCCATCATGCTGTCGAAAGTGATGTCGATAAGCGGCTGCAACATCTCATTGTGCAATCGCTCCAGCACCGGGCCAAGTGCCAGCAACTTCTCTTCATGCCTCTCAGCAACCTCGGTCGCAGTCATGCGCGTGTTCGGGCCAGCCATCGACAGCATCAAGAACAAGTCCGCATAGAACGATGACCGGATGCGCTCACGCACATCTTGGATGTCAGCCAACAGGTGGCTGAGATCGATGTTGACATCGAATGCAGACCGCACACCACCACCAGCAGTGACTTGGTCATACGGAAGCATGGTGCCTGGATCGACATAGTTGAGGCCGCCAGGAAACAGCTCGCTCTCGCGATCCTTTAGCTGGCTTGGCACCTGCAACGGTGGCCGCACCATGTAGTCGATGCCCTGCCCCTTGCGAAGCTGCTCTTGCTGCAACTGACGCACGTCTCCGAGTGCCTCCATGCCTGGGCTTGTGCCATACACATCGCCGCCAGCCACAGACCATCGAGGTGCAAGCACCGGGAACCGCTTGAATCCCGACTCGCGCAACAGCTTGTCATCGTCGCCGCCCATCTCCATGTAGCAAGACTTGAACGGCATGTGTTCCGACGAAGGGTTGTTGGGATCACGCTCCTGGTCCGCTCGCGGCTCAATCACATGCAGGATCTTGACAGCGTTCTCTAGCTGCCGCGACTTCCACTGGTCGCGCACCGCCACCGAGCAATTCTTGAGGCCGAACTCCTTGACCGTCTCACCGACCGTCTTCTCAAACTCGCGGTAGCAACCGATGATGTTGCCTTGGTAGTCCTGCTGCAACGCATACTCGCCGCACACTACCGGGTAGTGGTGAATCACGTTGTTGAAGTCAGGCAACACAATCGACACCGATGTGCCAAACGTGCCTAGCTCTTCATACATCTGGTGAAGCGCGCGATAGGTGTTGCTCTTCGAGAACACACGCTGCATGCGCTCCACTGCATCATCAAGCCAACTCCTGACCGGATGATACTTACCGAGGTCGGGATCGGATGTGGTGAGCTTGAACCACGGGCGGCCTGGGTTGGTGGCACCAGCCTGCATGCCAGCACCAAGTGTGCGAAGCGCGCGGGTCGCAGTGTTGTCGTAGATCTTGTTGTATCGATCTGCGCCAGTGCGGTTGCGGTCACTCGTGAAGAAGCGACCGTTGCGCGGCAGGATGTGCTTGCTCAGGTCTGTCCAGTGTGTGATCCATGAGCTGCGATCCTTNTTAAGCGCACCATGCCTCGCAATGAATGCCTCGCGCTTATCCCGGTCACTTGAAAAGTCGTATGGTCGCATGCCTAGCCTAAGCCTAATGTGGATCGATTGCTCAACAGGTTGTCTTGCCCAGCACCTGCTGTGCCAGTGAGAAGAGAAGACCCCGCCCCCTTCTGAGCAGACATTGCCGCTTGAGACAGGTATTGGTCTGAGCCGCTTACCTTTTGGTTTGCCTTATTCTTTCCCATCTGAGCAAGGCGGTCGTTAGTAATCTGCTTGTTTGCAGCTTTGACTTGCGACCGCTCTTGAGCAAGGAGCTGCTTCTTGTTTGCCTTTTTCTGCTGCTCGCCCGTGTAGATAGACGTGCCCGCTCCAACAACAATTGCAGTCACTGCGATGTATGCCATACTCATTCAGATATCTCCTTGAAGGTCTTCGCCGTCATCGCCTCAACGATCTCGTCTGGGTCGGTTAGATCCGTGACATGCACGGTGACCCATTTGGTTTCAGTGTGTGTGTAAAGCACTCGCTTGGTGCCGGGTTTAGTGATGCCGTAGTGCGGTGCCTTGATGCGCTGCACACCATCCTCGGTCATCACGCTAACAGTGCCCTCAAGCACAAAGAACGGATGAGCAAACTTGTGAAGGCGGCTGATAGTGAACACGCCAGCAGGACAGAGCCACTCGCGCACATAGCAACCGTCACCCCACGAGTTGGTGATCGGTGACAGCTCTTCGGTCTCCTTGCCGACCAACACCTCGCCCGAATCGATTAGCTGGTTCTCAAGCTCCTCGACGTTGCCTCGAAACTCTGCCACGCTGTATTGCGGCCAAGGCTCACCGGTCTCCAGGTTGGCAATCTCTTGCCAATCCCAGAGCGCGAGTCCTCCGTATTCGTTTGGCATCATATGCTCCTGCTGTAGGTGATGTAGTCCACTTCATAACCCGCCTTGTCCATGACGTGCGCCATTGATGTTCCTGGCTTTGCTCGCCAGGACATCATCTTTGCACCCTGCCTTCTAACCGCCGACTCTGTCGCCAGAATCAAACGAGATCCAAGACCACCTCCTCGATACTCTTTCTGCAAGAACAGCGCGCTGTTGACTCCAACAAGCACAGTGTCCGAGTGAATGGGATTGTATAGAACGGTCACGCTGAAGCCGACGATCGCCCAGTCGCGAGTGGCGATCAAGACCACTAGCTCATGGTCCGACTCCAGCTCATGGTATGTGGACCAATCGATGCTCAAGTCAAAACGGCTGTCGCCCTCAACCTCTAGCCACAGTTCTTCGGCTAGGTTGCCGATGCCTGCACATAGGTCATCAACCGAGCACTCGGTTATCTTGACTTGCTTGTCCCGTTGGGTCCGCATGATGTCAGCCTACCTTGGTCAAGCTAGATGTCTGAATAAGGATCATATTCCCGCGTCTTTCTGTTTGATGCGCCGAGAGCCAGCATGGCGTTCCGTTTGGGTGTATCGAGCAGGCCCAGGATGTATGCCGATGCGTAGTCAGGTGACTTGCCGAGCTTGTCCATAATCTCCTGGCGACCCTGCACCTGGATCGCACTGCCGGTCAACTTCCACTTGGGCGTGCATAGGTCGGCTAGCAGGTTCTTGTCAGGTGGCAGGCAGATGCCAGTGTTGGCGTTGGGATCTAGTGCCTCGCGCATCCTCCACCACAGCTCGCTGCGCCAGTTTCTGAACTGCACCCGCCCATCCTTGGCAATGCCGCGCGCTGGCTCGCCGACATTGCACCCGATGACCTGCTGCCCTACGCCCATGAGGTGACCGAACGGTTGCGCGCCCACCCCGAACAGGTCGATGTGGATCACCGCCTTGTCACGCACCGCCGCCACGACATAGCCAGCGATGGTCGCACCATCCGGGCACTGGTCGCCGCGATACACGATCGGCTTGTCGAACCACATGCCGTGCCGTCGAGCCAGCACCGTGTTGTCGGCACCTCGCATCGCGACATCGACACCAACGCTGTCCATCACTGGCAGCTTGACCTGCGGTGTCCATCGTGCCATCGCCGCCTCAACCCAGGCAGTGGGTATGACCTGCCAGGGATCATCCTCGACTCCAGCATGGAAGTCACCGTAGAGAAGCTGCGACCTCAGTGGCTCCGGCATCGACTGCAACTGGCGCAGGTAGCCGGTGCCCATCAGATACGGATTGTCCGTGATCCTGCTCGGCACGAACGTGCGGCTGGTCGGCGTGATGGTCTCGCCGTCGTGATCGAATGGCGCGCTGTCCTCGACCTCTAGCTCAACGCCATCCTTGGTCGCGAACCATCGCAGTTCGCCGGGTTGCGCCGGGTTCGGATGCTTCTTGTCGAGCCATGGCCCGAAGTAGTTGAGGATCCATCGACCCTCGACTGATGTTGGCGGGTTGAAGCACAGCAGCGCGCGGCACCGTTGGTTGGGATCGGTCGTGCGAAGCCAGCCCATTAAGAACTTGACCGACAGCTCGCGCATCTCGGCGGCCTCGTCGAAGATCAGCAGGTCGTGCGGCCTGCCTCGATACCGTTGCTCCATCCCTGGCGCAGGGAAGCTGCCCAACTCAATCTGCATCGGCTCGCCATCAAATCGCGACATGCGCCAGATCTTGTCGCTGCCGTTGTATGCATCGCGCGACCCAACAATGGCTGCGATGTCATCATTGATGGCGGTCAGCTCGGTGCCGTTCTGCCGGAAGATCGCGATGCGCTTGTGTCTGGTGAGCGACAGGCCAATCGCGAGGTGCGTCTTGCCACCGCCAGCCGCGCCACCATACCCCACGACATCTGCTTCGCTCTCGTATGCCATCGACTGCGGCCCTGGCAGTGGTGTCCATGGCTCGGGAGTCGCTATCAGGCGGTCCAGCTCTTCGCGCTCATCATCAGTCAGCCTCGACAAATCAATGTCATTCATCTACATCCTCTTCAACCTGCAACACTGGCTTCGCCTTATCGAGCAGTTGCTGAATGCGCTTGGTGCGCTCAAGGTCAGTCATCTCGATGGCTGGCAAGTCAGCCGCACCACCAAGCTGCACCTTCGACCCATACCTGCCAGGGTTGTTCC